GTTTAAGTCTGTCTTCCGTTACGAGACCTCTCATTTTAAGATAAATGATATTTGTCTTTAGGTTGACGTTAACCGTGTCGTCTTTTGGAAAAAATTCTAATACCTCAATTGGTTCTTCCAGTCCTTCGATGAATTCATCGAAATGCATTAGTTCCGGGCTGTCTTCATTTGCTATAACAGCGTCGGTAATTATCTTAATAAATATTTGAGAGATATTACTCCATTCACCATTCTCGCTTTTAACCCTGAAGTGATACATTCCTTCTTCTATTTGAAGATTAGGTGTGTATCGAATAACTTCTTCAATTTTGTTCCCGGGAATTACTTTATCACATAACAATAGCTCAAAGGAATTATTCTTCGCAACCTGGAAAACATATGACTCGGAGCATTGGTTCTTCCATACAAATTCAGGCATTGCATTTAAGATGCTTCCGTATTTAGGAGAAATTATCTCACAACGAGGGAAGCTTGCAGTCGATTCTGTATTAAAGCAAGAGACATGCTTCTGTATCATTTTATTTCCAACAATATCAGTGATTCCATCACTTAACAGTACCACATAACAGGTGTCTGTACTAAATGGTTCATCGGGTACATACGTAAGAATTTTATCATTGTATGATATAGAACCCTTGGTAACACTGTACTGTGAATAATCCTTCAAGCTATTAACATTTTCATATATTTTATTGTAATCTTTAAGAACAACAATGTTATTCCCAAGAGTACCCGGGTTGATGTCTGCGCTAAACGTTATAACAATAGAGCTATGTACGTTAGCATTTGTAGAATGATTACTCGGAGATACGCTTAGCACTCTCAATCCAATGGTTTCATTGTTGTTGTCCATACGTATCACCTTTTATTTATTTTTCAACTTTTGGGGTCGGGTCTTTTTTCCGTGGTGCTTTCTTAGCGACAGTTTCTTCTTTAGCTGCCGGAACTTCCTCTTCAGGAATAGCCTTTGCCGCCGGAGCTTCTTCTGTGACTTCTGGAATCTCTTCAACTGAAGCTTCTTTAACAACAATCTCTTTTGCCAGAATCGGTTCAGATTTAGCAATTCGTCTTTCTTTTAAAGCATTCTTGCTTGTCACTATCGTACTCATGTCAACTTTACCGTCAATATCCAAGATTGTTTGAGCTGTCAAAGCTCTTGCGATAGCAGGAGTAACCCTGTCAGCAAAACCGACAGGGCTACTTAATGTTAAGTGCAATCTTGAAACAGGACAGAAGAAAGCGTAATTATTAAATTTATTGGTATTCAATGCAAATCTAATCATTTTATTTTCCTTCCTGTTTTTAGACTAATTAATCAATCAGGTGAAGTCTTTCTGGAGTTGCGTAAGATTTAGCCATGCCAATGTTCTTAGCGCTACAGATAGCCCGGCCTTCATTGTAAGTACCAAAGCCGTATCGCTCGATAACTTTGATGTTGTTCAAATCACGAGATGGGTCTCTGAACTCTTCAGTTTTAAGTTCGTCTTTAACAATTTGAACACCGACATTATTGGCATCAACACAGAACATATCAAATGTTTTACCAGCTTTGTCGATTGGAGCGAATGGTGAAAGATTTACGTTAAATGCAAACGGTAATCGACCTTGAATACTTTCAGGGCCTAATTTGAATTGTGCATTTGGAGTTTCTCGTTTGGTTTCTCTGTCGAATGGAGCGGTTAAAGAACCAGTTAAACCATTTCGAGCAAATACCGACCATACCAGCGGATGCATGATTAAATCAGTAGGAGTGTATTCGTTGTTGTAAACAGCAATGATAATATCCAGTAAGTCATCGATACTTAATGTATCATTTAAATTACCTTCGAAATCAAGACCGGTAGTTCCGGCTGCTGGAATCTTAGCACGAAGACTGTTATCAAACACAGTCCAGCCATGTCGTAACCATTCGTCAAATGCTTTTTGTTCTTTTAATCGAGCCATTGCTCGGCCTGCTTCAGACAACATCACAGAAACAAGGTCGAATTCTAAGTCAGACTGTAATTCATCTGAGTATTGGATTCTTACCCCACTCTTACCTACGCTGATAAGAGAATTTTTGTGTAATTGCCAGTCTACAGTTTCTTCCGGAATTTCCTGACCTTCGGCAACGTCATGCGCTCGCATAACACCGATAGATGGGAACATTACCGCTTGACCGTTTTTCAGACGAATCTTTTTATAAAACTTGGACGCCAGATAAACTGGGTCAGCTGACTGCCGCATTGTTCCAATGATTACTCGTGGAATCAATACCTTCGCCGAGGGAGAAGCCAAGAAATCCTTAAATTGGAAACCCGGTACCGTCTTCCCGTCTAATACATCACCGAAAGCTTGAAAAACTTTTGTATCGTCTTCGGTTAATTCATATTGGTCTAATTCGGCATCTGTCAATGACAGGCCTTTAGATAGTTTATCTTGTAATTCAGATTGGATTGTTTTGTTAGCAGAATCCATCTGGTTTAAAATATTCACTAGAGCCATTGTTGTATTCCTCCTATTTTTGATTACTGCCCCATTCCGGGGCAGTATAATTTAAAGTCAATTTATTATTTTTTAAGTAAAACGTACATTGCGCCTTGAACACCTTTGAAGTCAGCCCAAGATGGTGTACCGTAATGCATTGCTTTGTAGCTTGCGGTAACAACTGCTTCTGCAACAGGTGCATCTGCCAGGGTTACAGAGATAAGGCCTTTGGTGTAATTAATCGCTACGTTGGTCGCATCAACAGCTACGCCATCAATTGCAACAGTAACGCCTAACTGTAAGTTAGGTAATTTACCACCAGCGAAATCAACTGCTTGGAACTGAACAACTGTACCAATAGCTGTACCAGCAGCAACTGTACCAATTTCCATGTCGGTATACTCGGTATCATTTTTACCAAATCCGTCATAGTTACCAGAACCATCGTGTAACCCGGTAATACCAGTTGGGTTATCGATTAATTGACTTTGGTAATTTTGGAAGATAGTGTTTCCTTCTGGATAAGCTGGGTCAAAAGGATATCCTTCGTCTGAAGGCATATTCGAAGCGCCTGAACGATTCAAGAATGCATCGTCTTCTTTTCTGGCGTTTTCTTCCCATAACATCCATTTTAACCAGCCAGTTGGTTCTGCATTTAAATCAGATGCCAAAACTTGACCTACGATTAAGTGAGGAGCGTCAGTACCAGCAATCCATTTAGTCAAACGACCAGATGGTGTAGCTTTTAAGTAATCGCCATTTTCACATACACCGATGACAGCACCCCAAGGCATTTTGTTATCAACTGACAGAGTTTGCTCTTCAGCAAGAACACCAGAAGCATTAAAGTTTGCATTAGCTGTGAATCCAGGCATATAAGGCAGTTCAACATAATCAAGTGTAATGATTGAAGGTTGGTTACCACCGAATCTATCCATTTGGAACCAGTCTTTGGTAAAGTTGTATGGAGCCATACCAATGGTATTCCCATTGTTTGCAAGACCGGGTAAGGTAATGGATGCTAAGAATTTCTTAGATACATAATCTTTTACCGATGCGCCAACACCAACGACTCGTCCTTTTGGAATAACAACGTCCTCCATACCGGGGCCGCCGTACTGATAATTAAACAAAACGCCATCTTTAAACACACCAGACATTGCTGGTTTCTGGAAAGTAGGGTCGAGAATCCATTTCTCCGCTGGTGACATATGGCCAGAGCGGACAAGTGCTGTATTAGAACGAGAACCCTGTTGGTTTTCATAACCTCTAAATAAAGCCATTTTTATTTTCCTCCTTTATTATTTTACCAACTTTTTAATAATATCGTCAGCGAAATTATTAATAGTTTTAACTGCGTCGGTAGTTTTATGAGTATCGGCAGAACCGTTACTGTCTTTTTTGTCGTCAATAGAAAGCGTAGGGTTATCTACGTGTGCCGGTTGACGTTGTGGTGGTGCGGAATCAACACTTTTTGCTACTAGAGCATTAAGGTCTTTCATGGACATTCCAAGTAATTCTTCTTTGCGAGAATCTTTGGCGTCTTCTTTAATAGTGCCTGCGGTTACCTCGGTATGAATAATACTGTCAGCAATCAGCTCTTTATTAAGAGTGGCAAGGGCAATACATTTGTCTTTTGCATCAGTTGCTTCTGCTTGAGAGTCCTGAAGGTCTTTGGTTTGTTTTTCCAAAGAGTCTTTAGTTGTTGCCAGTTCAGCTTCAACTTCCCCCAATTTTGCAGTAGCGTCAGCAAGTTGAGTTTTTAAGGTTTCAATTTCCTGTGTAGCATCTTCAGTAGTAGCGGTGCTATCTTCAACGATAGGGTCAGCTTCTGGGTCTTTATTGTCGGTAACTTCGGCTTCTGGTGTTTTTGTATCAGCGTCGGCTGTTTTTTCGCCGAGCAGTTTATCAATCATATCACTGATTGCGGTTTTCACATCAGCAGCTTTAGTATCGGTAGTGTTTTCTTTTTTCAATTCATCAGACATGTTGCTTTCCTCCTTCTTATCTTGGTTATCTTTATTATTATCTGTAACAACCGTGACTTTCATAATCTGTGCATAATCATCTGCCGGATTGTTTACAGTTGATACCTCGTGGTACTCAATGTCTTTTGCTCCCCAGTAACAAATTTCGTCTTTGTAGGTTTCGCCTTTCCAGTGACCGCAAAATTTAAACTTGCCGTCTTTCAAGATGTTTTTACCACAAATGTTACAAGTTACTGTTCCCATCGTGCCGCCGATACTAACCGTTCCGTAACGACCGTCCAGGAACTTAGGAATTGATTCTTGGTCAGTAATACGAGCTTTTAGATTAATGACTGACCGGTCTTCTGTTAAGGCAGACGGGCCTGTCCAAGCTTGTAAAATTCTTCCCATTGGCTCACTATAAGTATCGTGATTTTTCAACACTGGTTTTTTAAATGGATTAACAAATGACTCAGCATCGGTTTCCATGCTATCTTCATAATAGATACAATAGTTATGGTTTCTACCAGAATGCGTTGCTTCCATTTCGACATCAAGAGCGACAATGTTTTTCTTGCCGGACGCCATATCACTGAGTAATTGCAAAGAGTCAATTGCTTGTCCTTCTTGGTCGCAATATTCAATGTCATGTACTTTACGCACTCTATTTTTTTGGTTATCTGAGATAGAGGCAGCTGAGCTGTTTCCTATGTCTCCATTGATGTCATGAATTTTATTAAGGTCAATAGAGAACGATTTACCGTTTATATCTTTGACCTCGAAGATTTTATTTTCATTCCCCATATCAAGAACCCCTTTCTATCAGTTGCGATTGCAACGTATGATAATTTTGTAAATATTTAATTAAAGAGTCCCTGTAAATTTTTACCCGGACATCCATAATATCAATAATGGATGATTCTGTACTGGCCGCTGATATGTCAGACAAGTCTTTGGATATTTCGTTAAACAACTTAGCAGATGTTCTGGCGATATAGTCTTCAATGTCTTGTTTGTCAATACTGGAATCTTTTGATGCGATATGCAACATCTCTTTGCTGTAGTCAATGACTATCTTGGATATACACGTATTATCAATTGGCGCTTTTGTATCATAACACCTTTTAATATAATTATCCATAGAAACTTCGAGATTATCTAATGCATCTTTTGCTAGGCCAATTGTTGCTGGACGAATACTATCTTTCTTTTTGGCAACTTTTTTATTGCCTTTGTCGCCGGAGCTTTTACCGCCTTGATTTTTCTGTTTGTTGTTTGTTTCTGGCGAACCAGTTGAACCGGCTTTTGCGGTTGCTATTGCAGCGGTTTGCTGCGCTGCCAACTCTGAGTTAGTTCGGGTAATAATCTGAACATGCATTTTTTCACGGTCTCCGTCAGGAATTGGGTCACAACCAAGTTCGTCTCGCATTTCGTCTTCAGTAATCGCATTGTGTTCGTATTTGTATATAGCATGAACTTCTTTTTTGATTTTGATATCCACATCGTTATCGTTAAATTTAAACTCAACAATTTGGTCTGGATTAAGAATCGGGTCATACCCGCCTTCCATAAGAAGCTCTTTTGTAATGAATGAGTTAAAGAACATTTCGATAACTCGACACATGGCCCGGATTCTATCGGCCATTTCAGAGGTCATATTGTCCCCTGTTGACCGGTTAGCGGTATTCCCTCGGCCAAACATGATGGCCGGAATACCCATACCAGAAAAGACTCGGGCTTCCATGTAGTTTAAATAAGGTTCTGCGTCAATGACTTGGTCTGACGCAATGGGTTTAATTGCAACCCTTTCAGTGGTAACCAGCCCGCCTTCTACATCCATTCCATCGATTGCTTCTTTAAGTGTATCGACTTCTGCGTTTGTTCCGGTCGCATCAGCTGTACCAACTGCTATATGATAAAACGGATAAATATTCCGATACATCATCTTTAATACATTTTCTTCGGCTTGTCTTAACGCTCTTACGTCATCAAGTACCGGGATTAAAAACCCTGTCCCGTAAGCCTTACCTTTTTCACGTTTATAATAAAAGTGAACGACATCTTCTGGTTTAAAGACTTGTGTTCCGCCTTCCGCTTCTTGTTGCCACTCTAATATGTTCCCGAATTCATCTCGCTTGCAGCGCATTGTTACCGGGTTTGCACAAAAATATCCAGCAATCGGGTCTTTCCCGTATAGGCCGGTTATCTTAGTTCCCTGAGGAAGAGCATTAACATCTTTGCTTCTGGCTTTAACTACTAAACAGTTTCCGTATTTTACAAGGTCTTCTGCGATGTCCATCATTAATTGATTAGTTGGGGTACTGCTTGCTTCTGCGATATACTCAATTCTTAATTTCAAGTAATCGACAACGTTAGAGTCTGTCCCATAAAAGCTATAGCCTTCTTTGAATATCTGGTCAACATATTTATCAACCCCCTGGCGAATATATGAATCGGTATTATAACCGTTTTGTATATCGATAAGGTCAAAGTCTGGGTCTTCAAATTCAGTATCGCTACTTTCTTTGTATGTAACTCTTTTTACAAATTCAGAGGCAAGTTCTCGTCCAGTACCGCCGCCAGAACTTCCTGACGCATCTTTCCCATAAGTGGAAACAGGCAGTAATTCTTTGAAGAATGTTCTGGCTAGAAATAGTTTTGCTTTATTCATTTTCGTTTCACCATCCCGCCTTAAAATATAATATACGGTATTAGTTCTCCGAATTGTAGTTAAACGTTGAGTAAATATTCATTAGAAGGGCTTTTTCCTGCTCTAAAGAGGTTAATTCGGATAGATAATACGCATTTCCGGTAAACGCCTTATTTACGTTTACGATGGCTTCATTGAGCCGGTCTTTGTATTCTTTGGTTTTTCTTGCAATAAAAACAGAGTTTGTCGATGCATCTAAGACGGTATACATGCCATTAACGTCTTTACGTTTGTCATAATAATTGTATAAAGTCTGAGTCATAGTATTGATAGATTGTTCTTCGTCATAGGCTGACTTATGATAATTCAAACTTTGGTTTGTTTCATCGTAAAGTTGTTTAATTAGGTCACCTTGTTCCTTCTTTGCTAGGGCGCTATCGGTACTTAATACAACTTCTGATAGATTAATCGCCTTTTCGTTAACATCGAAAGCATGGAGCGATACAGACCGATTAAGGATAGAGTCTTGTGATATCGCCAAGTAATTGATTTTATTTTGCTCATTGCCAACTTCATACTTCTGAATTTGTTTCAGATAATCAGCGTCTATCGCTTGCGCCTGTTCTGTCGTAAGGGCCTTATCGTTATAGTATAATTTCTTTAATGTATTATTTAGCAAGACCAGTCGTCGCCTGGTTGCGTTAAGCGTTCCGATTAATTCTGGAACGATGCTGCCGGTAATCAGATTGCTATGGTAGTTAATAAAGGCATCGATATACTCTTTATTGTTACTTTCGACAGCACTCATTAGAGAAGATATATTCCCATATTCGTTCCAATCTCCATCGACAAAGGATTTAGTGAGTTCATCCATTAATATTTTAATATTGTCGGTTACGAAATCCAGATTAGACAAAGCAACGCTGGGAAGATTTTGAGCAATACTGTTTAATGTTTTAGAAAACTTAACCCCATCATAATTGGTACTGGTAACTTGTTCGACTTCTGTCTGGGTAGCCACTTCTTTATGGTATTCCAGCTTTGGCTTGTAACCAATAATTGCGCCATCATCTCTTCGTTGATTTGTCATTAGAATTTCCTCCTTTGGTAAGTTGCAGAACGCTTATTAGTAGTTTGTTTTTGAATATTAATCACACCAACAACTCCATATTGACTACTTGGAGCTATCTTACCCAAGGGCATCGGTTCTTCTGATTCACCAACTAAGATTCGGCTTTTTACATCGACATCCCGTTTATCAAGCGTACCAATAAAGATAGTCTTAACCGAGAAGACTTTCTTGAGGAGCTGGCCGTACTTTTGCTCAAAGATAAGCAGTGCTAAGTTCATTGAGTCAATTGCATGTTCATTTTCATCAGTAAAGACCGGTAAGCCGGTAGAACTAATAGACTTCACTCGATATTCTTCAAGCTGTTCTATCATGGTTCTGTCTTTAGGGTCTAGGATAACCTTCCCTTTTTCAAATAGATTGACAGAGTTGTTAACCATAAAAGGTTTGATATGTTTGGAGTCTTTCTTACGGGTATACGGGTCAGTAACATCAATCTTTTGAGAGAATTGGTAACCGACAACTTTTTCGGCCAGTCCGGAACTTGGATTTGCTTCGCCATACTTATGAAGCATTTCTAGTTGGACTTCACCATAGCCACGGTCAACCGCAATCCAGTCGAACTGATATTCATCGTTTAAAGCAATGATTTTGTTCATGGCGTTCACATAAGTAAATTCAGAACGGGCAATTTCAATTCTGAACATAATTTTAAAGACAGGGACGACCCGGCCCTCTGAGTCCTGATGGAATCTATCAAATTCCATACATACCATGTTAGTGGCTGCGGAATATTTCAATTTCTGTTGCAATATAACCGTTTCCGTTATATTTCTATCATCTCTGATAGTTACTGATGACAATTCAGTAATGAAATTCAGACTATATCTTTAACTCTTGTATACTGTTACCATATATAAGAGTAGCAGGTGCTTTGTTACACTTGTAACTCATGGATTTTCTCCATGGCATGTTAATGCTGATACTCGCTTCGTATATTTATATTTCAATAAATATCTTATTTTCAAACCGCCTAGATTCTATCTATTTATATATTTCTATAAGTGCGGTTGTCTAGCTTTTTCTAGTCGTTGAACCTTCCTCATTTAAACACATATGAGGCTCGGCTGCCATTATAGGATAACCTCTATTTTGTAACTTATTACCATCCGATAGGAATTAGCCTATCTGCTCATCTATTAGATTATTGTGTTTTTCTAATAGGGCGGTATTACAAACTTAACGAGAGATTCCCGGCAATTCTCCTGCTTTTTCTATGTACGTTGCCGCACAAGGGGACACTTAATTGCAGCGTCAAAAATATCTTTTTTTCTTTGCATATATATATTAGCATCATCGTACAGATAGTGATAAATAAGAATCATTGCTTCGTCACTTCCTGCTTCTAATGTTGCAATATGAGACCTTTGTTTTAAAATATACAAATTTGTTTTATGAAGTCGTTTTTGTATCTCTACTAACATTTCTTTTCCGCCTACTATATTAAACGTTGGTTTATTGTTACTAATAGATATACATCCATCGCCATCAAAATATCCACGAATAAAATGAGAGATTAAATGATTTGGAACAGAAGTAGGAAAACAACATTTCAATGATTTTCTTTCCGTTACTCCATGACTTATTAAATCTAAGCACATTTTTGTTGAGTTTATTTTTAATAACGATACTTCATATTTTTGTTGTATTATTTTATCTTGAATTTTATAACTTGAATTTATGCATTTCTGAAACTTTTCTAATGTGTTTTTATCTTTTGTTGCTAGATTTATTTGTAGACGATGACTATGTTTGTCCGACCCTCGATACACACATCCGTCAGCCATTATAAATCCTAGCCAATAAGCTTTATCTTCTGTATTAATAGTTTCAAAGTAAGACTCATCATAGAAATGTTTTCTAGCTCCTTGAGAATCAACGTTTCTTTTAATATTGTAACAATTCATTAATGATGTTACCGTTTTTACGTTTACTCCATAATATTTTGCTAACTTATTCATAGAATTCATTTCTGCATATTTTTCTTCAAGTTGTTCTTTTGTTGCAAAGATATTTCTAACTCCAGCCATGATATAACCTCCTAGTATTTTTATTTAATACTATTTTATTATGCATGGTGTGGATTGTCAAGCTGCTTTCATTTTATCCCAGTCGACACCAAGAATACGAATATTTTGACCCTGAGTCTTTTTGAGATAGGCTTCTCGTTCGTCTTTTGGCCAGTTGGTAATATACTTGTGTTTGATTCGAGCGCCTTCGGCAATAGCTTCGTTGATGTATTTCTTTTGATATACACCCATTTCTTCTTCGCCAAATTCAGCCATAACTTCTTGAATATAACGCATTTCAGACAACTCTTCTCGGATATCTTCGAGATAAGTCTGTAGTGTATCCGGATTCGTTTTAAGTAGTTCTTTATTAACATTGGATGGCGCATAAATCTCTGTCCACCCATTTCCTTCGCCGACAGTCTGTTCTTCTATCTCATAACCACTGAACATATTGTTTTTAATGTCATGTTGGGTTGGGGTATACTTCTTAGAGGCATTATTGCACCAACGATAATATTCTTCATGCTTTCCGGATGGGGTCGAGGCACAAATAAGCCGGATTCGTTCCGGAGCTTCATTTCGAATATTAATAATATTAGTAATTTGGTTTGACCCAATATAATCACATTCGTCAAGAATAATAACATCCGCACGTTGTCCACGAGTAGAGTTACCGCCACCAGAAGAGTTGTTCGCTCCAGCGGTAAGGCCTAAAATATTACTAACAATACCATTGACTGTAAAACAAATATTATGATGAACGTCCCGGGAGATTAATCCTTTTAATAAAGGAGAGACTTCAATAAACTGATGAAGTCTCTTAAAGATTAAATCGATTTGAGTTTCATAAGGTGTCGCTATAATAATGTCATATTGTGGATTCGGGCCTTTGTTGTATTGAGTATAAGCAAACCATAGAATCAATACGCACATGTCGTCTGTTTTCCCAAGCCGACGACCTAACCGAAGGACAAGCTTTTTAGACTTTTTACCTTCGGTTAGAATCGCAAATTGATAATCCCGGGCTTCCCAGTCAAGATAAACTTTTGCCCAAAGTACCGGATTATCGGTTACGATGTACTCAAGGGCTTCGCTTTTGCCCATAGAGTATTGTGACATAACAAAGTTAACTCGTTTATCAAGTTGTTCGTCCATAGGTAATAGTAATTGTATTAAACTGTCAATCTCTGAATCACTAAGCTCGATGATTGTATTACTAGCTGCCATGCGACACCTACTTCCTCATTATTTTGGCAAGAGCGAGGCCTGTCCCACTTACGCCAGCACCTATTCCCATTCCAATTAAGCCATCTTTGACTCCAACGCCTAGCCCCCCAGCTAATTGCTGAGATACAGGCAGGCCTTGCGCTTCAAGGTTTTCGCTTTCAGTTAAAGCACCATAAGCCGTTCCGGAAATCGCTCCGGTAGTAAGAGCCGCTTTAAAAATAGGGTGTAATTTCATTTGCATAGTCGTTCTCCTTTCTAATATCTGTCCGCACTTCTAAAATAAGTCCGGGCTTCATTTCCAAGCGCTGATTGAATTGCTGTTCCATTATTGCGAATAGCGTTAAGACTTCGCTGACGCATGGTGTATCCAGGTTTTGACATTTCAAAATAACCAGAGCCAAAATTACCAGCTCTTGCATATGCATCACCCATTTGTTTCGCTGAATGTTCGCCTGAAGCACTAAGTAAAGTCCCTCCAACTTGAACAGCGGCAACTGCAATACCCCAACCACCTAAGGCTTCGTACATTACAAATGTTCCAACCGCCTTTGCTACCGAAATAGCCTGACTATCTCCTTGCTCTCTGGCTGCTTTGTAGTCAGAGACCCCTCCTGCAACATTAATTGCATCGAAAGCTAAAGACATACCTCCTGCGCTTTTGGCCGCCTTGATTACTTGACTAATCATCTTTAATTACCTCCCATGCCGTACAGTGCGGCTATCATGCCCGGGTTAGCTCCAAAGTCATCGATTTTACTGGTCAATGATGTATCCTGTAAAGCATCGCCAGCCATTTCAGAGAATGCTTCATAGTCACCACGAGAAGCTCGCTTCATTGCTTCGACTCCCCCGGTGTTAAAGGCATCGGTCATTCTGGCCATGCCATCACCGTAAGAAATTTCTCCCATTTGGGACTTGGAACTTGTACTGGCCCCGCCTGAGATTAAACTTGCAGTAGTCATGACACCAACTGCTGCCACTCCACCTTTTAAATTAACTTTTCTAGGCACAAAAATCGAAGATAGACCGCCACCGTTATCTATGTTATTAGGTTGTGTCATGTTTTTACCAAGCGAACCCAATCCTTTAAGAATCCGTTTCGTCATTCCCGCCATCGGAATTACCTCCTTGTACTACTTCTTGTATTAATTCTTCAACGACTTCCGCTTGTTCAATTATTTCGCCGTCGTCAGTAAAAGAAATATCGCTAACGTTAATAATCTTATGCGACTTTTCCATTTCTTTAACCTGCTGGAATAATTTAATCGCTGCATCGGAAGCTGTTTCGCTGCGTTTATCAGCAGCTTTATCTTTCCGGGTCGAGTTTAATTGATTAAGTATCTTAATCTTTTTGTCCTGAAGGCTTAATAAAAACTCTGTCTCCGGAGAAACAATCTTGCCATAATAGGGTTGGCATTTTTTATCGATATCTAATAAGGTATCAGCCATGAAGTCCCCATTTAAGGCTATTTTGTTTTCAGCCCGAAGCATTTGTATTTCCATGTTAACCAAATCTTTAATAAGTGTAGCGTCAACAAGGTCTTTCGCTTCGATTACGTCATTAACAACGCTGATTTCAAAATGTTCGCACCACTGGTCGTATCTGGCCAGGATTGCGGCAATCTCCATTGGGCATCGCCGTCCTACTTTTCGCTGGCGTTTACTGACCATGCATATATCCGTATATACGCAGTCAACGCCTTTACATATAATAGGAACAGAGGCAAACATTCCATGCCTTGATGAATAGGCCCGACTCATATTGCTGATTTCTTTAACAACAGCAGCATCAATTCCCCATATCGAAGCCGATACCTCGTTGCCCTCTTTCCCGGCTAAGTCCGGGAGTGTATTATCAATCCCGAACTCTACTATTTCATTAACATTAATCCCACCAGCTTCATCCATTGGGACACCTCGTTTCTATAGAAATGGAATACCTACGATATTCTTCTGGCCGTAATTGTCTGTTGTTAGATTTCCACCTGATAAGTAACGACTACCAACAGCAGCGGCTGTATAAGTTCCGGCAGCAGCTGCCATCCGAGTGTGATTTATCTTTTTATCCGGAGAGCTAAAGTAAGCCTGTGGATAATTTGCATACTTTTCAAGTTTTGAGGCGCTTTGTAAGACCGTTGAAGCATCTTCACTGTTTAGGATGCTGTCAGAATGTTCTTTTGCATTTTTTAAAATGTCCTCAGTTGGATTATCGGTCGCTTTTTTTATCTGCTCAGACACAGAATCAATGGCGCTATGGGCGTCTTTACCGCTCATTTTACCGGCAATGTCATTAATGACATTTACGTCTACATCATTTGCCTCAAGCGCTTGACGTAAACCTCTTTCAGCCACGGTGTTCTGATACTTCTGGCTGTTTTTAAGCAAGCCTGCAACAGTGTTTTGTATCTCGCCTTCTGCTGGTTTTAACTTACCAAGTAATGACTCTGCTACTTCCTGGATTGTACTTCCCCATGCTTTTCCGTTCATAATGGTTCTCCTTTTCTTATTAATTAAAATTTAAACAATACTTTTGCCGCCTCTGTTCCGATAACCTTCTTCCGGTGTTTTACCATAAACGATTTTGTTTTTCATCTTTTTATAGATATTCCCGTTCGTAAATATATTATTGTTGTCAATAATTGTTCTACCATAAGTGTCATATCCGGAAGCAGCCATTTTAGCTTGAGTGTTTACATCTCCAGACGTAAGTGAGTCATAGGTCTGGACTTTTCCACGATACTTTGCTCTTTCTACGTCAATTTCGACACGAATTTGTTTAGATAACTCTGCTTTAATTTCGGTATTGCCGAGGGCCGCAACAATAAACTTAACGATTTCCTGACTTAACGCTTGGCCTGGTATCCACATACGACTACCTCCTCATACCCATCATCATACGGCGCATATCTTGTTCGTCTTCTTCGTGTTGTATTACCGCTCCGACGCCAGCTCCCATGGTCGCACCCATTACTACGTTTTGATTTTTCCTTAAAAAGTCACCAAATCCAGAATACCTCATTCCGTTTCTGGCATTTTGGCCAGCTACGGCCATTGCGCTATTTGCCGCTCCCGGATTAGTATATTGATTTTCATTTCCGCCGAATGTAAAATTGATATCTGGGTCACGAGGGGCTTCACCGTCTACCGTGAATTCGACACTATCAACTGTTTGAGGTTTCTTTTTGTTTTTTGGGGCTTGTGGTCTTGCCTTGCGTCCTTGCCATCCGAGCTCTTCGGCTACATCGTCAATAAACTTCCCAACTGATTTTATCTTCATTGTATTTCCTCCTCTTGTTATTCATCGTCATCATCGAATAAATTTGCCCCTAAGACACCAACGCCACCGGCAATACCGGCTGATATAAACGGATGAGCTTTAACCATGTCAAGAATTCCAGACTTGTCTGGACCAGCAATGTCTTGAGCGTTTTTAAGATTTTCAGCATGAGGTAAATCATAAGGTAATGCAACCTCTTGTCGAACTCGCTCAAACTTTTCTTTTTTGGCGCTTGCTCCGCCGACACCTTGTCCATCCTGCTCATAAACAACGCCACCATTATCCGCAAGAGGCGTTGGGTCTTTAGGAGGTTTCGTCGCATTAGAGTCTACATTAATCGCTTCATCTACCGCTGAATTTCCACCAGTTCTGGCTTCTTTGAGTTTTTCTTTGTAGGTCCTGTCAAGATTGACACTATTTTGAACTCTTTGGTCAATTTGCCCGATTCGTTGCCCAGTTTGTTCAGCAATATCACTTACTCTCTTTTCGACTTCTTCGATACTTCCTGAGTTAGTAAGTCTTTCAATACTGGCTCTTCCTTTCCCCACCATTTTTACGCCTGCTTTTTCAACGCCGCCAATTACTTTTTGCACTAAAGCCATTTCACTACACCTCTACTTGGCAATATTGGTCTTTGATTACCTGATTCATTTTATCCATACATTCTGGGCAGCAGATTCCAGGGTTTTCTTTACGCCGGATAAAGTATTGACCACAACATTGCGGACAAATTACTTTTTTGTCTTTACGGTTATCCATATTGTACTTGGGAATGCTGTTTTCGTTTCGAATACGTTGGACACTTACTCGGTTATACTTAATAACATCGGCAATTTCGCTGTCTCTAAGTCCTTCTTCCTGAGATAAGCGTCGTATTTCGTTAACTATAATTGGACTGGTTGAACTCATTTTAATTTCCTCCTTACTTTAATTACTGACCCAATTGATTCTTGGCAATCTGTTCGGCCAGCCTTTTATTACGCTCCATCATATCGTCATTCAAGCTATTTAACATGTCGTTGATATTATCTTGCGACCCATTGGTGGCTTCTCGGGCCGTATTTTTTACAGCCTCGGCCGCCTTTCCGGTTCCTTTTTTTAAAAAACTAAACATCTATATCCGCTACCCCCTTTATGCCTTAAAACGCTTGTATCATAAGTGCTAACTTATGATATACCTGATTTTATAAGATATTTGTAACATATCTCTGCTTTTCCTTCGAGTTGGCTTCACAGATTTTCTGTAACATGATGTTGCAAGGCGTATTGTTCGGGAAAAATTATGTATATATTTTTTTTGAACAGGGGCTTAATTTTTATTTATATATATTTTTGTGCGAACAAAAAAAAAGAACGAAGGGACTTTTAGTTCCGCTCGTTCTTTTTTTCGGTAACAGGTTTACAGATGTTAATTATTCTGAAAAGGAGTTTTTTATGTGCAGATATTTATGTACAAGATTATTATAGTTTATTTATTTATTAATTGCAATAGGTTTTTATTGGGAGGTTTGGATTAAATTTTTCGTATAGAGTATTTTATAGATATATTTTTCCCGGCGACCTACTTATAAATATTAATAGTATTCTTTAGTTCGATACCCAACCCCCTTTGTATCGAACTGAGATGATTAAAAATAAGACATGAGCAGTCTATAAAATCAGAAAGGCTTTACTATGAAAGCATTAGAACCTAAAGACTTTAAGTCCTTTGTTGATGAGGAGCTTAAGAAAGAAGTACGTTGGAATGACACATTGGATGATGCATTATTTGAGACTATGGTAAATAACACACAGAATGTTATTTGCACACAAGGCATAGCAGTGCAAGAGCCTAGTACTGTACCCATTAATGATACTGAGTACACCATGTCTTTATTATACAACCCTTATGCAGTCATGTCAGTAGGGTGTATGGTAGCAGTGTGTTACTTTAATGCTATGAATCAAATGGTTATCTTTGTTGATGATAAGTTCATGTCCTTAAGTCATAATAGCCAAGCCTTTACTATACAGCATGAGATAGGCCACATACATAATAAGCACTACAGCATCATGGGCAATCGTTACTTAGGTGAAGAACACGCTGCTGATAGCTATGCCTGTACTCAAACAAGTAAAGATATAGGGATAAGTGCCCTTAGGGAGATTAAATCTGTATTAAAGGGCTTTGGATATTGGCGTTCAAGAAGAGAGCTAACCAAACGCATTAACTGTATTAAGTAGAATAGGCTGTATTCAATTGTCCGCAATGACGTTAAACTAACTCTTTTAATTAATCCAAATAGAGTGGCGACCAATATACGCAGAATGGAGAATAACATGAAATCAGCAAACAAAACAACAATCGTAGTAGATGCAAACGGTACAGCAACAGTATTAACAAAAGAGGCTGATATGAGAGCCCGTATTGAGGCTGCTACAGCAGATGCCCTTTATGATGCTGCCTTCTTATTCAATAAGTGTAAAGAGGCTGTTAGTGAATCTGTACCAAAGGAAGGAGAAACAAAAGAGTCCTTTGTTAAACGTACTGAAGGCTTAATTGATTCATTATTAGTAGGCTTGAATAAGGCCCTTACTATGATGGCTGATGCTACTGGGCTTACTAGCCTAAGATTGACTATCTACGACATGATGGATGCTGGCTTAGCAGGAAAGACTAAAGGTAAAAGAGACCTTTATCTGATGGTTGACAAATACCGTGATTTAGTCGATAAGGAAATCGCTTATTTAAATAAAATCGGTACTGAGAAGTCCTTAAAGAAAGCCCTTACGCTAAAGGCCTATACCCAGGATAGCGAAGGCAAGAACATCTTTGAGGCAGTTATTGGCTCTATTATCTTAATTGGTAATAAGGTATCTGCTAAATTAAAGAAATGGTTCAAAGTAGACGTGGAAGGGTCTATTATGAACACCCTATGCAAGAAGTTCTCTAGCGTAGGCAGTGTATTGCGTAAAGGGGGTAAATTTGTCTTTAATGCAGTTAACCTTGCTGTAGGGTACGTAATAGCAGGCTCTATTAAAGTAGTAGAGATTGTTAGTAATTGCTTTGTTGCTATCTTTAATAACATCAAAGAATGGGTTACTGAGAAACGTACTAAGGCTATAGATGGGGATGCTGTAACCATGATTAACGAAGAAATCGCTGTATGTGAGTCTTCTTTGAATGAATGCGAAGCTGATAATAGAAAGGCTCGTATTGCTGAGATTAAGGCTGAGATTGCAAGATTAGAAGCTAAGAAAGCTCGATTATCTTAATACTGTCTATATAGGGGTAGGCGTATAGGGCCTACCCCTTATTTGATTGTCCTGGTCATGACGTTAAACTGACTAATCTAAATAAATAGGCTGGGTATGATGACCCGGCAGCCTAAGGGCAGAAGGAGATATAATGAATTCAATGAATAACAACGTAGTAACTGGTAATGTAGTAGTAAACGTGGACGCTATGGATATGCGCTTAATCCATTTATTGGAAATGGTAGTACGTGACCTAAAGGTACAAGACCCTCTGTATGTTAAGAATGACGATATCCGAGCAGAGCTTTTAGACATAACTGGGGAAGTAATTGGTAAAGCCCATAATAGAGCTTTCTTGGTTAATGCAATTAAGTCATCTATGGCAATTGACTACGATGCAATCATGGCCCATAATCCAAATACCGTATTTACCCCTTTTGTAATTGACGTTGAAGAAGTTAAGAAAGCTGAATTAGAAAGACGCTTTGGTAAGTCTTACTTAGAAAAGACAGAAAGCTCGATTGATAAGTTACCGGAATTAGCAAGACAACAAATCGGCAAAGAAATCGGTTTTGATACAATCGGTATTATCCCAGAAAACAAACCAGAGATTAAGTCTGATACGAATCTCCCCTTATATATTAAGGAAGAGAATTGTGATATCGAGTCAAAAGAGTTAGACAAAAGACTGTTGATGGCACAGGTTATTAATGCGGCCAGCAGCAACATCGTTAAAGCATTTATCACAAGAGGGATGTTGTTGTCTGTTATTAATAAAGAGTTGTTTGGGATTGGGTCTTTATATAAGAATCCAATAATGAAAGTTAATGGTTTAGGAGAATTCACTCCAACAGAAGTGGCGTTAGCCACAAAGACCTTAAATGAATTAGTAACTGACTATTTGATTCCTCACAAAATGGGTTTCAAAGTTAAGCCTTATTATATGGCATGGTTTCATAAGAATGCTAATTTGACTTATCAGGTTAAGGGCCGTGAGTATTTGATTAATACCAGCCGTAAAGTTATTATTAACTTAGTGACTAAGAATACTGTGCCATTAAATAAAGTCAATTGTGAATACTTGAATGACGGCTTGTTTGTAAGAGTGGCAAGATAGCATTCGGGCCTTCGGCGCTGGTAGTTCAAAAGCCTTATAAAATATTAGCGAAACGGGTTTCGAAGTGGCAAGGGTTTCGAAGTGGAATTGCAGATAATAATATAAGAGGAGAGGCCCTTCGGGGTGGCTTAGCGAGAAATGCGATGCGTCGCTTTCTTGCTAAGTATAATATAAAATAAGCCTCTTGTCAAGTCCTGCCTACCCGAATACTAAAACTTCTTTGTTTTTATTTATTAAGCTTAGCTTTTTGATTAAACACAAGAGGCTAGAGGGCCTTCGGCGTGGCAATTATGCCTGATGTTGCAAGCTATGCCCCGGATGTTTGATAATCCCTAGGAAATTTGATATAAATCAAGAAAATGGTTGTATCTGCCGTGGCATTTGTTGTTTGGAATTGGGGTTTTTAAGGGACTTCCCCCTTGAGAGTAACTGCTGGCTTATTAGAATAAGGGGCTTTTCGTGGGCTATATGTAACATGGTGCTGGTATTTTAGCTTTTTAGCTATATATCTGGGTCTATCTTATTGTTATGTATTGGTCTTGTATTCTGCATATTAGTTATAGTGTTTGTTATACTTATATGTATCTGGTGTTGTTGGTGTTTTGGTTTGACTATCCATTTGTTTTTATTTATATATTATCTTATAAAGGAGGTGATGCTTATTGTTTTGGGAATGTGTTATCTATGGGGTTTTCTTTGGATGTATTGTCTTATCTGTTCTCTTTACTTATCTTATAGTATTTAGAGAATAGGTTATGGTTCTTAGAGAATAGTTTTCTATTTTCTTATAATTTTGGCATTAACGGGTATTGCTAGTGACTTTGAATTATATACTTGCTTGATATAATACTTGTCACTGGGGATATTCGTTTTTTGTTATATAACCCATATTTTCTTATGATTTGGCTTGAATCGAGCCTAAAATAAGAGGATATGGGTTGTTTTTATTTACTACTGTTGTTACTACGCCTAACGGCGTAATTGTATTTATGAGCAGTATTTGATGACACTGCACTGATTCGTACTAGGAGGTACTTATTATGGAAAACTTATTACTAAACGAAACTGTTGTTGCTGAAGCTCAAGCATTTGATACTAGCGCTATCGAGTCATTCGATGCTCAGGAGTATCTTGATTATTGTGCTGGTATCACTCAAGAAGATATTGATATTGAAGAGGATGCAAGTAGTCCGTTTCCTGTCCTGACCGACCCAGATGAAATCGAAAACTCTATGAAAGGAGGTGACGTTATTGCCGAAGAACTTGTTGTTGATTTGGTATCTGAAGGAAAAGAAGGAGGCAAAGTGGTAAACAATGTATTGTCCGCTGAAGGATATGCTCGTGAAGAACTGGGTGTTGACTTTGGTAAAGCTGTAACCTTTTGGAAACAGCTTCGTTATGTTGGTAAAATGACTGATGCTGATTATTATGAAATGCTTGAAGCATGGAAAATATTGGTATCACTGTCAGGTGATGAAGTCATCGGAGATAGTCTAGCTCATACAGCAGAGTCGTTAAAGAAAATCTTTTGTCCTGCTGCTGATATTTCTGGTTACAGCGATGAAGAGTTGGCCGAGTTCATCAATGACTCTATTCGTGATTTTGTTTTATCTGCTTATTCTGAACGTCTCAAGAAGGAGACTTCAGAAATTATTAAAATGAGCATGGAACATATTCAATTTGTTGGCGATGCTAATGGATACGCTCAGTGTTTCACTGATACATCTGTTGCTGCCAAATATATTGGAGATGAGGTCAGACACAATAAAAGTAAAATGAGAATCGTAGAGACTGCCGAAGATGGTATCTCTCGTATGCTAACAGAGAAAGGGTTAGCAAATCTTACAGTTTTCATGGGACAGTCCAGCCAAGACGAAGCTGTTATGGCAATACTTCTCGCACAGAAAGAGTTCATTTTCAAGAATGGGTTCACCGATGTTGCTACCGGCAAACATTATATGTTTGCTTTTCAGAATCCAAGCTCATGCCGTAAAGCAAACTTTATGTTTGTTGAAGCTGATACATGGGAAGAAGTTGTAACCCTTTGGCTGGAAATCACCGGACTGGAAACATGGGAGGGCTTCGTTGAAGCTTTCTTTGACAGTAAAGGTGAGGTAAATTTCAATAAGTTATTAGCAAGAGTCTCAACCCGAGGCTCAAACAGCTTTAACTTATCTAAAGTGTCTCCTCGTTGGGCAGAAGAAATTGCCAATTTAAATATTGACTATTTTACTGACCCTGAAATTGAGATTACAAGAGACTTTAAAACTCTTGTTGGCCCTAATCACATGGAAACTCGTACTGGTGTTGCTCGTACTGTGACACCGGGAGATGGACAAATGATTGGCTCTTTCAGTCTTCATGCATTGATTGCTGTGGCTATGAGAGTCATTTCTGAAAGTCAATATTATGAGTTCCTGAAACTCTGGGCGGCTGTCGGTAAAGATGCCACTAAAGTCAAAGAAGGCTCTACCCTTCATCGACTGATTCTTAAAATTCCACAAGTATTCCAAATCAGACACGGAGAAAAGAAAGGTATCTGTGTTCGATACAATCTGGAAGCCATTCCAGAACTTGCAGATAAAGATGCATTGGTTCCTGATTCTGTTCGTAAGTTTGTTTCTGGTGACTGGAGCTCATTCCCATTGGAGATTTGCAATTATAGCAAATCAAAAGGAGATTATGTTGCTCTTAATCCTCAGTTTATTCAAGCATTATCATATAAAGACCCTAATGCTTTGCTTCCTGTAGTAAGCTTCTGGTTTAATTATATGAAAGAATCTCTTGATGATATCGCCAAAGCGCAACAGTTTCATGGCATTATCGCAACAACCTCTAGCTCTGACGCTAGTATTGCCAGCAATCTTGTAGCTGCAATGAAGACATCGTCTGATTTAATCAACGATGCACAGGTTTGTAACTGGAGAAAAGACCAATATCGTAAGTTTATTGACGATATGAAAATTGGGAGACTTCGTGTCCCCGGTCAATACTCGTATATGATTTGTGACCCGGCATTGATTATTAGTAAAGTATATGGCATTAAGTTGCCACATCTAAGTGCCGGAGAATTCTATTTTAACGCAAAGAATTGCGAGTGCGGACTGTTCCGTAGTCCGCTCATTCATCCCTTTGAAGCCCAGCGGGTACAGCTTGTCAACAATAAAGCTTACTGGTACATGAGAGACGTAATCGTCTTTAATGGACTTGACGGCATCTGGGATAGCATGGGCGGTGCCGATTTCGACGGGGACACCTGCGCCATTATTCCGAACGACACGCAACATGGTAAACTTGTTGTTGATGGTATTCGGAATATCCCATTTGATATTTGGGAGAAAGGATTATCAGCTCTTAAGAAAGAGTTCAACTTTGAAAATCTGGTTAAGCATTTGGCTAAAGGCGCAGTTATTGACAGAACTGGTGTCATTACTAATCACGCTAGTAAAGCGCTTGATATCTCTAATCATTTGGATAGCGTTGCCTTCCATGCTGAAAAGCTTAAATGTGAAACTGTTACACTTCTAAGTCCAGAAGTTTTCGGTAGCCAATACGGTCAATATGGCTCTACTTATCGTCCACGAACTGACATTGTTGATGGTAAGCTATCACTGGTTATGAAAGGCTTTGTTGAAGCTCGTTATAATCCAATGACAAAACAGATAGAGTTTATGTATCCTGGTCATGTTGGTACTAAAACAATCGAAGAAATTCGTGAGTTATCTCAAGAGTATCTCGGACTTGTTGAGATTCTTAGAATCTTACAGGGCAGAGAAATTGATGGAGCTAAGACGGGTATCTATGCAGAAGGCGCAAATCCTGATGTCAATGAATTCACTGATGCCGTTAAAGTCAATATGACTCCACATCAGATGATAGTACGTCAAGATGTTCTAGGTCGAGACGTTGCCGCTTCATCAAGATTAAATGAATTCGTTTCGTTGTCGCCGTTGGCATTAATCCATGACTATACTTGTTCTCTTGAGAATTCGGTTATGGATTATCTAGCTAA